GCGTCGTCGCGCAGCGCCTCGACGCCGGTGAAGTCAAAGCGGGCGTGCTGGGTCATCTGGCGCGGCGTGACGAGCTTGTCGGTGAACGTCTGCGCCAGGTCGACGGCGAGCGGGATGACGTTCGACGTGTAGAGGAGCTTCGACTGGATCTTGAGGCCGGCGTCGGAGAGTCCGCTGCTCTCGTACTCGTTGAGAAAGAGCAGCGGCACGTTGAACGCTCGGGCGATGTCCGCGAGATTCCAGCGCCTGGCCTCGAGCCACTGCATATCGCGAGCGCTGGTCCCGATCGACTGAAACTCGAAGTTAGAGCCGAGGACAGCGATCGACTCCGCGTGCTCCGCGCCGCCGTAGGTCTCGACCCATTGGTCTTTGACCAGACGGGCGTCCTCCTCGTCGAACCGGCCCTCTCCCTTCCAGCGCAGCACGCCGGCAGGCGATCCGCTATTTTGGAGCACGGCGCGATTCCATACGCCGGCCAGGTGATCGCTCTCGATTGCGATCTGCGCGACGCCGAGCGGGCCGATACCCTCGAGCGGGTCGCTCGGGTTCGGCGCGTATTGGAGATGGATCATTCGGTCGGGCGGGACGATCTGCGCGGTGTTGGTCCGGTCGGTCGCCACCTCGTAGCCCGTCAGGCTGTAGAGGTTCCGCTTGTCGCGGCGCGGCGTGATCCGCTGCGGCGGGAACGGAAGGAGCGCACGCGGCACGCCGTGCGAGTTGTCCTGGTCGAGGTAGATGTATGCGTTACCCTCGAGCAGCAGGTGCGACACGACCACGCGCAGGAACTGGCCCTGGCGCATGAGTTGGTTCGGCCGCTCGAGGAGTAGGGCGAGCGGCGTCCCTTGCGTCACCTCCTCGCCGTCGTACAGCCGCAGCGGCACGCGCGAGAGCGTCGAGGCGATTACGTTGATCGCCCGGTAGACCGCGATCGATTGCCGGTACGGGTTGCCGAGCTTCGCGTCGCGACCGTAGTCCAGCGAGCGCAGATACGACGCAAGGCGCGTCGCGGAATCCGAGCGCGTGAGTGATTGCGATCCAGTCCGTCGTCGTCCGAGAGCGCGCAAGCGCTCGAGTAGTGTGGCGATGGTAGCCCTCCGGGCTCGGTCTGGACGCTGGACGAACTAGAGGACGATCTCGCTGCCGAGGCTCCTCCGGGTCAATTGTAGCCGATTTGACGCGGCATAGGCTAGCATTACGGCCTCGAGACGGTCGGGCGACTTGCCTCCGCGGCGCGCGATCTGCTCCTTCGACTCGATCTCCACCTTGCCGCTGCCCGAGTAGCGATAGCGCAGCGCCGACGCTTGGCTCACCAGCTTCCGGTCGTCCGGCAGGTCGATGCTCTGCGCCTGGAGTCGTCCGCGCAGGTGCCAGAAGAGTTCGGCTTTCCAGTTCGCGTACCGGGACTTGTCGACCGCAGGCCGGCCGACGTTCACCTCGGAGACACGGTAGCCGGCGTCGCGGATCTGCTGCGCCATGTAGTAGCCGATCCCGATCGAGTCGACGCAGACGAGCGGCTCGCGGTCGCGATAGTGCTCGAGGCACGAGAGCACGTCGCCGCGCGCGTCTCGACCGCTCCATGCGCGCATCTCGACGACGCGCCGGCCGTGACGCACGACGACAACGGTCTCGTCCGCTCCGGGCCCGGCCACGTCGATCCCGACCTGCCAATGGTCCGGGTCCTCGCAATGCGCCGGCGAGTCGGCCGGCAGGCTCTCGAGCCAGCGTGCGGTCGCTGCCGGGTCGGCGTGCCGTGCGACCGACGCCTCGAGCCAGCCGAGCGCCAGGAGTGAGTCGTCGGCCTCGCTCGGGAAGTCGCCGAGCACGCGGCTCTGCCACGGCGGCGAGCCGACTCCCCACTCGGCCGCGGCCTCGGCTACCCATCCGCGCGTCGTGAGGAACGGATGCGAGTTCTGCTCGAGTTCGTCGGGCGATAGCGCCAGGACGCGCTCCGTCGTCTCCGTGTCGGTAGACCCGCGCACGTCGTCGAAGTTCGGATTATCGAACGCGCTGACCGTATGGCACGACCAGCGCTCGCGATTCGCGGTGAACGCCTCGTAGAACGGACCGGCAGTCTCGGTCGGGTTGCCGATCGCGAGAAGGCGCGCGTCGCCGCCGGCGAGCAGCGAGAACGCGGCCTCCCAGATGTCTCCGCGCACGCCCGGGCCTTCGTCGAGGATGACGAGTAGGTGCTCGGCGTGGTGGCCTTGAAATCGGTCGGCCTCGTCCGTCGAGAGACCGAGCACGAAATGGTCGGGCGCGCTGCGGAGTTCCGTGCCGAGTAGGGTCGAGCCCATCGAGACGGGCATCCGGCCGTGCGCGGTCGCGATCTCCGACCAGAGGAGCTTCGACACCTGCGACCAGGTAGGCGCGGTCGTGATGACGCGCGATCGCGGATAGAGGTAATGGAACGCCAGCGCGATCCGCGCGGCGACGTAGGTCTTGCCGACCGAATGCGCCGCCTTCACCGCGACGCGCTTGCTGCTCCAGACCGCCTCGACGACCTCGCGCTGCCGGTGCCAGAGCGGAGCGCCGATTACGCGCTCGACGAACCACACAGGATCACGACGGCCGCGTTGCAGGATCTCGCGCACGGCCACCTGCTGCTCGGCTACTGCCTTCTCGGTCGATGGTCTCCAGCCAAGGCCCGGCGTTGCGCGCCGGCCTGGCTTGCTCGGCTTGCCGCGAGCCCTAGCCGTCGAGATCGTCGGACGCCTCCCGCGCCAGCGCAACGAACGAGAGCGCCGCGCCTCCCGGCCCGGTCACCTCCTGGCGCTCGGTCTGCTTAAGCCATTGCTTGCCGAGCCAAATCAACATCGCCACGTTGCCACCCTCGGCCGCGAGCCACTGCCGGCGCCGGAGCGACATCTGGCCCTCGCTCTTGCCTTGCTCGATGATAGTTGAGAATCGCCGCGTGAGCGTCTCGCGCGAGACGCCGAGGATCGCGCTCATCTCCTCATATGTGCAATGGATCGCCGCGAGCTTGCGCAGCAAATCCTCGTCGACTTTGAGCTTCGGTCTTCCTGCCTTCGGTCTTCCAGCCATGGCGTTAGTGTATCACGGCCCGATTACTTGCCGCATAGCGGACATCGTTCGGGCTCGGGCTTCGGCTCGTCGTCGGTCTCGCTCTTCGTCGGCGCTCCGATGTCGTCGAGCTCCGCGAGTAGATCGGAGACGAGATCTGTCTCGAGCACCTGCACGGTCAGGTCACGCAGAAGGTCGTCGTCCCAGACCGCAAGGTCGCCGAGCGGGTCGAAGGTGCGGAGCGCAACGAGTTCCTGCTCCTCGGTCAGGTCGACGTAGCGCACCGGGATCGTCGCCTCGCCGCGCCGCATGGCGATAGCGACGCGCAGGTGCCCGTCGACCACGCGCCCGGTCCTGCGATTCACCGTGACTTCGTCGATCCAGCCGACGGCCTCGAGGGCCTTCTCAAGTAGGCGCTGCTGTCCCTGCGGGTGAATGCGGGCGTTGGCGGGATTTGCGAGGAGTTGCTCGGGCGATTTTTCGCCGTGCCCGACGATGTTCGAGATTAGTCGAGTGTCGGCCAACCTGTCGACTCCTCGAGTAGCGCCGCCTCGTCATGGCCTTCGCTTTTCGTCTGTCGGAACGATTCGGCCCAACGGCTGAATGCCGCCCGCTGCTCGGCGTCGAGAAACAGCACGTTCTTTCGGCCGATGGTGACCTTGGTTAGGTCGATCCGGCGCTGGAGGTAGGCGTTGTAGGCGTCGTGATAGCCGACGCCCGCCTCTCGCACGGCGTCGGTGAACGCCGTCGCTCCCGTCAGATTGATCTCATTCATAAGCTCTTGCCCTCCATCTAGCGGCGCCGCCGGTTGCGGCGCCTTGGTTATTCGATGCCCAACCTCGCGCGGCGTCGGTATGTCTTGAGAATCTGCGCGACCGTCCCGTAGTTCCACGGCCGCCCGGTTCTAGGGTTCCCGGTTCCCTGGGCGTTGAGAGCCTTGGCGATTCGCCAAGCGCCGTTCCCTGCGTCGTTCAACTGCACCATCCGATCGAGAATCACCCGTTCGGCCTTGTTGCGTTCAAGAGTCTGGCGAGCGTCGCGCCTCGCCACGACAGAAGTCACATTGCCATCGACAAGGTGCCATCCGAACGGCGCCTTGTTAGATCGGTTCCGTCCTTCCTTCGCGACCTGGGCCAGACCCTCGGTCGTCCTCCTCCTATGTCGTTCTCTCGCCGTACCCTCACGCCGCCACTCCTCGAGGACCTCGACCGCGATCGCCTCCGCGGTGGTTTTGCGTTCGAGCGCCGTACGCTGGATCGCGCGCAGTAACTCCGGCTCGATCTCCACCCGAATCGGGACCCTCACGTGGCATCCTCCAGCCGGCGCCGATAACCGTCGCCAGCTTTTATATGTCGCAAGCGAACCCTCTCGGCATTGTCCCTTCTC